ATGCCGGATCAGAAATCGGCGGAAGATTTCAAGGTAGAACGCATTGACCCGATGGTGAAAAACACCGAAGCGGTCCGGCGACACCTGACCATTCGCGCATCGGATGACACTAAACATCGAATTCGCTTCGACACAATGACGGCTTATTTCGTCTGGGCTGGAAGCAAGTCCGGTACGAAGAGCCGCCCGATCCGCAGGCTGATTTGCGAAGAGCCGGATGAATATCCGCCCTTCAGCAGCACCGGCGGCGATCCGCTAAGCAAAGCCGAAAAGCGACTCACGACCTACCGAGACAAGGGCCGCGCCAAAATCCTGCTGGGCGGCACGCCAACCAATCGCTCCGGCAATATTTCCAAGCGATGGGATTTGTGCTCCGTTCGATTCCACCTGTGGCTTCCGTGCCCGCACTGCAACGGCTACCAGCTCCTGCAATGGAAGCAGGTCAAATGGCCGGCTGCCGAACAAGGCGAAGATCGCGCCAAACATGCCGAGCGAGTGAAGTCCGTTGGCCTGGCCTATTACGAATGCGAGCATTGCAAAGGACGCATCGACGATCATCACAAGCCACGCATGTTGCGCCGTGGCATTTGGGCCACCGAAGATCAGGCGGTTACGAAAGATGGTCGCACGGTCGGGCCGCGACAATCGGCGCGCCGTGTCGGCGTCAAAATCAGCGGCCTCTATTCGCCATGGGTTCTATTCGGTCAGTTGGCGTCGGAGTGGATTGAAGCGCAAGGCGATCAGAACGCTCTCTGCGACTTCATCAACCAGCGCCTCGCCGAACCGTTCGAAGAGCAGCGCGCCAAGACGGAACCGACGTTAATCCAGCAGAAGTCTCTTGGCGCTCCCGCCCCGATGATCGTGCCCAAATGGGCACGGGCTTTAGTGGCCACGGCCGACACGCAGGGCAACGATGGGAAAGACGGATATTTCTACTATGTCATTCGGGCGTGGGGCTACGACTACCGCTCGCAGCTCGTGGATTTTGGAGTCTGCAGCAGCAAGGCCGAGCTCAAACAGCGATGCCTGGATCGTCCGATACCGATGGAGGGTGGCGGCAACGTCGCGCCGCAAATCCTGCTGATCGACTCCGGCGGTCCGCGGTGGCAGGAAGTCTATCAATTCAGTCAATCCGATCCGCGCATCCATCCCGCGAAAGGCGACGGCGAGCGGCACGACTGGATGGTGACCGAGAAGCCGCAGAAGCAGCACGGCATCGTTCTATGGAAGATCGACACGAACCAGTCGAAGGACCTGCTGCATCGGCTGATTCACGACCCCGACCGGACCAAATGGCTGCCGCACAATCAGGTGAATGAAGACTACTGCCGGCAAATGTGCGCAGAGTCCAAAGTCTTCAATCCGCAGAAGAATCGTGAAGAGTGGGTCGAGGTCGTCAAGAACAATAACCATTTTTGGGACTGCGAGCATCAGCAGTGCGCGGCGGCATGGCGGCTTGGATGTGGGGCGCCGGAGCCAACGGCAGACAATCAAGCCAATCCTGCACGTCCTAGCGAGAATATCTCTAATCCCCTGAGTGCTTACAAAGGACGCTGGTAATGCCAATCTCCCCATCCGACATCGACGCGCTGCCCGATTTTACCCCAGCCCAGCAGTTGAAGGTCTGGCAGAAGGCATCGGTGGACATCGCACTGACAGGCCAGCATTACGATCAAAACGGCCGCACCCTAACCCGCGCCGATCTGGCTGAAGTGCAGAAAATGATTGCGTTCTGGCAAGCGCAAGTAAATGCGGACAACGGAACCGGTGATATTGCCCTCGTGCAATTCGGGGAAGCTCAATAAAAAATGGGACTCAATAAAGCCGAAAATCCCTCGTGGCTCGATCGCTTCGCGCGCACCTATGCGCCCGGATGGGCCGCGAGTCGCGAAGAGGCCCGATTGCGCCTGTCCGCTCTCGAGCAGGCGAAGGGCGTTCAAGCCAGTTATCGCGGCGGCATAAGCACGCGCACGAGCACGCCCTGGACGCAATCAATCAGTTATGCGCGCGGCACCACTGCCGATCGTCGCAGCCTTGGCGACATGCGAAGCCGGGCGCGACGTGTCTGGCGCGAAAACCCGATTGGCCGATCCATCCTTCAAACTGAAGTAACCAATGTTGTCGCCGACGGCTTCACGCTTGAGGCGAAGACCGTAGACGCCAAGTTCAATGCCGAGGCCGAAGACCAATGGGAGCAATGGCTCGATAACGCGGACGTACGCGGGATGCTGGACGGCAGCGGGCTTCAGCGGCAGGCATATCGATCTTCGCGACGCGATGGCGACGGCGGTTTTGTATTGGTGGACCGGGGCGGCTATTCCAAATTGCAATATATCAGCGGCGATTTGATTAAGACGCCCGATGCGCGACAAGGAGATATGTCGATCGCGGATGGCGTCGAAGTTGACGCTAGTTCCAAGCCCATCCGCTTCCACGTCCTAGATACCGACGAATATGGCAAGCGCGTTTTTACACCGATCCCCGCGTCCAATTTCGTCTACTTGACGCCCGACCTTGATGATGATCTTGCCGTTCGCGGCCCGACGTGCTACTCGACCGTATTCGGCTATCTGGACCAAATCGACGGCTACATTGACGCCGTGACGATCGCCGCTCGCATGGCGGCCGTGTTTGGATTGATTTTCCGCAGCGCAACAAGTGGCAAGCAGATCGCCGGGCTTCCGTCTCTTGTGAATTCCCAGGGCATTCAGCAGAAGGCTTTAACGCTTGAAAACGGGTCGCTGAAATATATCGGCGCCGATGATGAGATTGTGCAGGTTCAGGCCCAGCAGCCGATGCAGCAGACGCCAGATTTCATCCGCGCTTTGATGCGTCTGATCGGTATGCCATTCGACATGCCGCTCGAACTGATTTCCCATGACATGAGCCAGGTGAACTTTTCATCGGCTCGCATTGGCCTGCTCAGCTATTACCGCGCCTGCATGGCCCGGCAGAAATGGTTCAGGAAGCGATGTCTCAGCCGGATTTATCAATGGTGGCTCAGCCGCGAACGTAAGCGGCAACTGATCGGCATGTCCGACGCTTTCGTTACGCCCTTCCCCGACCAATATTGGAATCATTGCTTCCGGCCGCGCGCGTGGGATTACACTGACCCGGTTAGAGAAGCGCAGTCTGACCTTCTGCAAATTTCAATGGGCACCAAATCGCCGCAGATGGTTGCGGCCGAACGCGGTTCGGACTGGGAAGAGGTGCAGATCGAACTCGCCGCAGCCCAGGCGTTCCGCAGGCTCAATGATATTCCATCGGTTCTTTCGAATATGACGCGCGACGTGGTTTCCATTCCGGGGGATGCGGGGCCGCAGCAACCAGCCGAAGGCGACGGACTGAAGGAAGATTCCTCGGAGAATTAAGAATTAAGGAAAATAACCCATGAGAAAAGCATCCCCAAAATACACAATCGTCGCCAAATCCAGCAAGGAAGCCGACGTGATGATTTACGACGCGATCGGCATCTTTGGCATCACTGCTGATTCATTCGTCAAGGATATTCAGGCGGTGAAGGCGGACACTCTTAATGTCCACGTCAATTCTCCGGGCGGCGACGTGTTTGACGGGACCGCGATCTATAACGCACTGAAGGATCATCCTGCAAATGTGGTCATGCACATTGATGGTCTGGCGGCCTCGATTGCCAGCATTATCGCAATGGCGGGCGATGAAATCCGCATGGCCAAAAACGCCTACATGATGATCCATAATCCGATGTCGCTGGCGTTCGGCAACGCCGACGACATGCGGAAGCAGGCGGATTTTCTGGACAAGATTACGGGCACCCTGGCACAGACCTACGTCGATCGCACCGGCCAGAAAATGTCCGACGTCACGAAGATGATGGATGATGAAACATGGATGACCGCTCAGGAGGCGAAGGACGCTGGCTTCATCGACACCATCAACGACGACGAGGACGAGGGCGAAGACGCCGAAGACGTATCTAATTCATGGGCATCCATTCCGGCAGTTTTCAATAAGGCTCCTGCATCGCTGCTGGCCAAGTTGAAAATCACTAATCGAATCAATCTTAACCCAAATGGCCAAGTCGGGCGTGTTGCAGCGTGCATTCCGCCGGCGCCGGCCGCATTAAAAGGAGAACCAGTGAATCTGGATTCTTTCAAAGCCTACGCGGCCGAGCACCCTGAGGCCGTGGCGGGTTTTATCGAACAGGGCAAGAAGAGTGGTGCCGTCGAGGCTCGTGCATCT